AATCCATTTTGTTGTAATTATAAGCACGGTATTTATAGTGTGTATATATTTTATAAGTGCTATCATGTGTTTAATGGTAGAAAATTCAACTTTTTGAGAGACAACCTATAAAATTGAATTATTTTTTATTTGTACTAGAACATAAACAACTATAACCATAAATCAAATTAATCAATCACAATGTCGGGAAATATGGTACGCTACTATAAAAAGAACCAAGGTGGTGGAATGTATTATATGGTGAAACACCAAAAAGAGAAAGTAAAATATGACATTCATTTTCCAATTCAATGGGCAATAAATGACAGTTTCTTTGAACCATTGCATATTGAGAAACGTAAAAAGAAGAAACAAAACGCATATGTTGGTTCTGCCTTATGTGCCAATTGCATTAAATATGGGACGTTTCGTGGGGTATTTGTGCAATATTGTAAAAACTGTGTAAAACTGTCAAACAAGCCAGGATGCGAATGCTATTTGCAAGAATTGGTACCAGAAGAAATGATTCCAACTGAGAAATTATGCAAAATAATTGGTTATGGATGCGAAAAAGGGAATTGTATTTTTAAAACGTATTTATGCGGTGTGAACTTATTAACTATAGGAGAAAAATCATTATTGTCAAATGAAATATAATATTTTTAATTAAAACGATTTAAAGAAAACCCTCTTTTTTTCTTGGGAGGAGCCCGCTTTGTTAGATCAAGCGTGTGACTGTTAATCACAATGTCGTAGGTTTATCAGAGCGTGTATTTTGGTCTTATGGTCTAAAGGTTATGACTGTGGACTTTGAATCCACCAATCTGGGTTCAATTCCCAGTAAGACCTTCCTCGTCTCCGAATATAGCTCAGTTGGTAGAGCCCCCGACTGTAGTAGTAGCATAGCAAATATCGGGTGGTCATCGGTTCAAATCCGATTGTTCGGAAATGTGTTTAATTTCACTATACACATTTCATTTACGCTGTTTTTTATTGGTGTTTCGCCGTCGTCGTCGTCGTTTGGCTTTAGTCTTCTTACCTCCCTTTTGCGCCGATTTTTGTATCATTTGACACAAACTTCCTTTAGGTATGGCAACGACCTCGCTTTTTCTTATAATATATGGCTCGTATGTATGGATAAACTCAAATTGTGCTTTATCATTAAATAAACCTTCGTTTTTGTTTCTTCGTTTTACGCCTTCAACCCCTGCCCTATAATTCACTCCATATTTTAGTGTAGGTTCAAGAGACAAACGTGAAAAATCATGCCCCAGCTCAGTGACTGAACGATAAGGGTGTAAATGGTCCGACCTACAAGACAATTGAAACACATTAATGACTTTCCCAGGACATTCCTTTTCGTAAAAACAACTCAATTCCATTAGCCAAATCCCAATAGACCGTGACCCAGATTCCATACGATAATAATCCGTAATTGAACGATTGTCATTCATTTGCTTTACCATTTTCGTTTCAAGAAATACACTGTCCGAAACACGCTGCTGTTCATTTTTAAATTCCAAATCTATATTCGGGGTTGTACTATTCGGTTCATATACTTTATAATACCCTTGAGGTTGCGTAACCGTTCCAATTTCACGTGTATCATTCAAATATTCTTTGGTTTTTGCAATACGTTTTATATAGGGCGGACTTAAAATACTATAAGTAGAACCATTTATTTCGGTATCCATTATGTTTGGGTGTATTGCAAAAGTAGGGTGTTTTACATCTTCATTTGTAATTTTAATTAATTGATTTAAAATGAAATAAGCATCTTTAGGGGATAACGGTACTCTAGGATGTGTATATTGAATTAAACGAATATTGTATGGCACTTTAACGTCCGTTTCTATTTTCTCTGAATTATACCGTCCATGACACAATATAACACAAACAACCATATACAATAGTTTAATATTTTTACGAATCCTAAACAATTCAACAATACCAAAACTTTTTCTCTCTTAAAAACATAATGGACTTAGGAGGAGGAAACAATATATTAGAACCAGTGGGAAATAAAAAAACATTTTTCTCTCACGTATTTTCCACAACCGAAGAAGGAAAAGCCGAAATATTAAATGTATTGCAATATTCTTTATTAGGAGTAGTACCCATCGTATTGCTAAATAAATTAATACAACGATTAATCCCAGATGCCGATTCTGAAAAGTCTTCTTTAGAGATATTTGCAGAAGTACTTATCCAATTAGTCATCATGTTTGTGGGCATTGTAATTATTCACCGAATCGTCACTTATGTTCCAACATATAGCGAATTCAAATACGAAAGTCTCACCCTTACAAATGTTATTTTAGCATTCTTAGTATTGGTTCTCAGCATTCAAACCAAGATTGGAATCAAAGTCAATATCTTGGTTGACCGAATAATGGAACTATGGTCTGGTTCACGTGAAAACATGGAAGGCGGCTCCAAACAACACCAACGTGTCTCTCAAACTGACCATCGTGCCAGTCGGGGGGACCATCTAGATACTACACAAGTCGGTGTTTTCCCACCCGCCCCGGAATCCACCAATAAACCAAACGCCGGACAAGACGTATTACGAGGCAATCCAATGAATGGGTCGGTCGGAATTATAGACAACGAGCCAATGGCCGCCAATGCATTTGGAAGTCCATTTGGAGGTGCATTTTAGAGCAAAAGTGAAAATATATAAATACTATATTATTATAGCATTTAAACCATGATTTGTTGGAAAATAAAACGAAACAGAATCGCACACGATGTATTTGATACAATTTTAGAGAACAAAGCCAAAACCCTAAACACTACTAAACAGCGAACGATTGAACTGATTGCCGCCAATGGACAAAACTTTTCCGAACTGGATTTTCTCAAATCACAAAATCACAATTTAGAAAGCCAAAATACTTTATTGTTTATATCAAGGAACCAAGACATTGTGAAAATACAACGGTCCAATCAAAGGTTGGAGTAAACGGTGTACTACTATTGTCATCAATCGTGGTCCATATTTCATAATGAGCCCCCCAATCACTATACGGATAAGTACAACATCCGTTTTTCCCCCACATAAAACCCCAACTGTTTCTAACTATAAAACCATCCTTATTGTATCCCACTACGGTCATTGCATGACCTCCTTCTTGTTTTTGTCCCGTACTAGGTATCCACATTCGCGTCGTACGATTATACACTGGGAATGAAATATAACAAGGACCATTAATAAATAGCGCCCGTTTCAATGTATCAATTGTATGCACACGTGCATACCCCTTTATTTTGCCATTTCCGGCTTCTTTCAACATTGGCTCATCAATAGGAACAGTTGTCATGTATGGATAAGTCATTTCACGACAACACCCAATATCTTTCAAAATACGCATGACATCACGACCATACATACCCTCACTTTCTTTGTTTACACGGTTGTTATACACAAACATTGGAGACATGTGACTGCTATAGTCAATGTTTTTCTTTTCTTGCCATTCTTTCATGGCGGCGGCCGTTTGTGCCGCACAAGTGCCTAAAGAACCTTGATTGCGTACAAATGGCATATTATTTCTCAAATCTAGGCTTTTAGGTATTTTTAAAGAAGTATCATAAATGGATTCAGCGGCCCAATCGCGTTCGTCCAACGGAGAGGGTGTCGTTTTGCAAATAAACTCGGTCATTTATATTATGTATTTGTATTTCTTCATACACAATATGTGCAATCACAATTGACAATAAGAAAGATATATTGGAATCATTTACATTAGACATACTGAATGCATTTACCACAGAACATAACCCAACTAAAAATAAAGTGATTGAGACATTGGATTTGACAAAGGACCATGATGTTTTATAATGATTTGGGACATGAATACTTATCATATACAAGAAAAACGGCAATAATGATTCAGTATTCATAAAAAACAATACCAATAATGTTGAAGCCAAATATTGATTTTTAGATGTAAAAACGGGAAAGTCATGATGGAAATGAACGATTGAACTTATAAAGAAAACACCATACCATACATCATCTAAATGAGATAAATGACACAATTGCCCAATCAATGGAATTCCACTATAAGTCAATAATAATGATTTCGTTTTATTATTGTGGTATGCATGTACAATGTCTGTTATACCATGGGGTGCAATAATTTGAGACATCGTTATAAAATAAAAAGGATGTTGTGTGATTTGTTGTATAATTTTTATGGATTGAATCATTATTTATGAAAAACCCAATTGATTTTATATGAATTCATTAAAAAGTGCCTAAAGTTCTGGAAAATCAGTGGGGTCAGGAACTTTAGGAAAAGAATTACCAAATACCATATTGATTTTATCCAATGATTTTTGCGTATTGTTGGGGTCGTGTAATCCATAAAATAAGTAATCGGTTTGCGGGGTCACTTCACTTTTCTTAATTTGTTTGTAAACCGTCGCGATTTGTTGTATTGTATTTTCCACCAACCCTTTATTTTGTATCATTTGTATGTCTCGTATGAAAGGTTCTGTAACTACCGAAATGGCATAATACAATAAATAATGACGTTTGCGAATCAAAGCAGGGGTGAACTTTAGGCAAAACAATTGTAAAATGGAATTTAAGAGAGATGTTAGAAATTTGTCGTCTTGTACTTCTAAAAACAATACATCCCATATAATCCAAATCACTTCTTTTTGATATTTGTATTCTACTGGAATGTTGTCACGATTAAATGCAACGAGAGGCTGTTTCCGTTTTTTACATATTTGGTCAAACGAAATAATCCATTCCACCCAATAACAGGCTTGGCTCATGTTAGGGACATGTTTATTTCTAGAAACATGATAAGCCAATTCATTGATTCCTATAGTTAATTCTTTAGGGTCTTCTTTTTTTATAATGTTTGCACTATAATTTGTGTTTGGTGCTTTCAATTTATCGGCAATGAGAGTCATGTCAAATTCATCGTCTTTATTGATTTTCACAGGTTCCATGCTCGGCTTTTTAGGTGACATACAAAAGACACATACGATTTCGGCAAACATGTTTCGTATAGTTGGATTATTTCTCAATTGTAGTTCATCAAAAAATGCGCCTTGAACCATAATGTTTTTAAATACTTGGAATCGTTTTTGCAAATAAATCGCCAATTTTGGATTTCCTAAATGGATATGTTTTCCTAAATAGAACAAACAAATTTCCCATAAATCCATATAATGACCGGCGCACACCATTTCTGCCGACCAATAACACGATTGCTCAATTTTGTTATTGAATATGGAAAGAAGCAATTGTTTCTTAACATCGGTCTTTTTATAACCTGAAAATGTAGTACTGCGGAAATCGGATGAATCTCTCATGTCGTTAATAAAACTATTGTCTTGGACTTGTTCCATTTCTTGTAAATCATCCATAATCGTATATATTTAGGAATTTTAAGATAAAACAATAAAATGGTCGTGAATTTGTGAAACTATATTATAAGATGTCTGAAGTCTCAGAAAACGAATTAATTCATTCTAGTTTTTACGTTACGTATGCCTTTCTCATGACCACCGCGACCATTACATTTATTGAAGCCATCCGAACCAAAGACAATAAAGTCCGCAATATATTGAATTTAGAAACATGTATTTCCGTCGTGGCCGCGTTCTTTTACGGAAAGTTTGTCTCAATGTTTGAAAATGAAGAAGAAGTTGATTATGAAAAAATTAACCATACCAGATATTTAGATTGGTCTATCACTACACCTATCATGTTATTGGTTTTGGTATTGGCTCTTTTGTATAACACCAATGGAGGGGCACTTAATTTCTATTCCTTTATCGCTATTTTGTTGATGAATTATGGAATGTTGGGTGCAGGGTATTTAGGAGAACTGCAAATGATGGATAAAAATTTCGCCAATGTAGTTGGATTCCTATTTTTCATCGGAATGTATGTATTTATCTATAAGAAATATGTAGGTAAGAATTCCGACAATAAAACCCTCTTTTTTGCGTTTGCTATATTATGGTCATTTTATGGTATTGTATATTTTATGGATGAAATAACTAAAAATGTATGTTACAACATATTGGATTTATTGTCTAAATGTTTCGTTGGAATATTCTTTTGGGCCTATTATACTAAAGTATTTACGCTGAAATAAGTGTGTGTGCAAAATGAATTGTAAAATAAATATAAATACAAGACTATAGTTACTATAAGAATTATAATGACTATGGATAAATTTGTAATGGTACAAGAATATTTAGAAGATGTATGGGAAGTATGTGTATTGTTGATGGATTCGGCGATTGGTTTTATTGAACGTTCCAATTATATTTATGAACATCATAGCAAAGATTTCATCATGTAAAGTTTT